CTCGAGCGCTTCGGCATACGGGAGATTGTTCGAGATCACGTACGCGTTGCCGGCCGTGAGTGCGTTCCCTTTCGCGATGGCGCCGGCGCCTCCGTCCGCCTTCTTCGCTGTTGAGAGATCCGCATCTTCCCCGGAGACGATGTTCCAGCTCGCCCGGAAGATCCCCGTGTCGACCGGGCTCCGATCGATCACTCGAGCGAGGACTCCGACCGCGAGAGCCTTCGTCTTCTGTTGGATCCCGCCGCGGGTTTTGTTGATCCATCTCGTCACGGCGCCGGTGTATAGAGCTTGAGACATTAGACGTTGACCTTCCTCGCGATTATAATCATGACCGAGTCGGTCGGATCGACCTTGAACTCGACGACCTGCCAAACATCGACCCCGATCGTAATCTTGTCGTCCTTCATCCAGTCCGTGACATTCGCGAACTCCGTCTTCCTGATCACGATCTGCATGTCGCCCGCCTTCACCCGATCGCCATCGATGACCATCTCGGAGACCGGTGAGGTGATCACGTCGACCGTGTCCGTCTGAGTCGTCGCGCCGGCGCCTCCCGTGCTTGGATCGTAAGCTGTCGCCGACGTGTGAGCATAGGAGGCGGAGACGACGATGTCGCTCGCGAGGTCGTAACCCACGGAGACGAGCGTCGGAATTAGTCCGTTGAGATCGATTCCCATTTTTTAGCCTCTCATCATTTTAACGGATCCAGATCCGAAGAGCGGTCTCCCGTACTTCGCGAGCCAGTCCGTGACGTGTTGCGGGAAGGGAGGCTTCTTCGTGTTCTGATCGAACGTCACCTCGAGGACGCCGTCGAGCTTGAACCTCGAGATCCCTTCTCCGTCCGGATCCTTCAGTCGATCCGCTCCCGTGCCGGCGGACCCGAGAAGCGAGAGCGCGAGCTCCGCTTGTGCGTCCTTCAGGAACGGGTGAATCGTGTTCTCATCGAGCCAGTCGCCCCGCCGGAATGCGATCCGCGGGAATACCGAGTCGCCCGAGTCCGGATCGTCGACGTCGTATCGAGGCCATTGAAGCGCCTGTCCCGCGTTCGTCTTGTATCCGTTCCAGTCGTACAGAGCGTCGAGGAGCTTCGTCGCCTGAAGGAGCGCCCGGATCTGATCGTCGGAGGACGCCGCGGTCCATCCCGCGGAGTTGAGACGATCGTCGAGATACGTGTCCGCTTCCGCTTGCGTGATATAAGAGTTCGCCGTCGCGATCCCTGTCCCGTCTTCGACTGTGATTGCTGTCGGCATGGTTTCGAGAGGTTAGATGTCCGGGTTCGCCGCGTCTTCCGCGAGAGGATTCGCGGCTCGGATCCCGTCGGTCCTCATCATCGAGGCTCGACCGGTTGAGCTGTTCTGTCCCGCTGCGAACGCCTTCGCCGCTGCGAGATCCGAAGCGACTCGAGCCTTCCCGCCGTCGGTTGCTCTTGGCCACATTATCGAGTTCGGATCGTTCTGTTCGTTCGGGACGTTAGGATATTTTTCCGCCATTGAGTTTGACCTTTTTCTGCGCGGTTTTCTTCGCCGCTGGTTTCGGTTTCTTTGGCTTCTGGACGACTGGCTTCGGGAGAGGGACGACCTTCTTCGGTTCTTCTTCGATCGTCGTCTTCTCTTTCAAAGTCTGAACTCCGTTCAAGTCCGCCTCGCTCGTGAGTCCTGCGAATCCCGGATCCGCGGCGCCGGGAGCGATTGTCTTCCCTACGAATCGAGCCGCCCGGTCTCCCCGCTGCGGGAGTGATCGAGGAGGCTTCTGTCCCTTTGAGAGGACCGGCATCCCGGATGGAACGTCGGAGGCTTGAACGATTGACGGAGGATCTTCAGGAGGTTGAGAGAGCCGCTCGTTCGCGACTCCTTCCGGGAGCTTTGCTCGAGCTGCTTGAGCTTCTGCCCTTGCGAGCTTCTTCTCGTTCAGGACTTTCGGCGCTTTGCGTTCGCCGGGCAAGCTATTTCCCGCGTCCATCCATTCCTGAACGGTTGCGAAGCCGGCCGCTTCTGCGAGCGCTTGGCGTTGAGTTGCTTTGTCGACATATCCGACTCGATGAGCCGGGCGCCGCTGCGGATAGTTTGATTGAACTAGATGAGCCATGACGAGACGAAGTTCCTCCTCTCGTTTGAAAAAGTAAAGCCTCGAGGTTTCCCCCGAGGCTTTATTGTTTCCCTGTCGGTTCCGGGCTATGCGAGACCCGGAGAGTGTTAAGCCGCCGCTGCGGTTGCGCCTGTCGCCGAAGCGATCCAGTTCGTCCCGTCGGAATATCCGAGCGTCTTCGAGCCCGCGTTTCCGTTCGTGATGATCACGACCTCGTTCGTATGATCCGCCGCCGCCGGAAGATCCGCGACCGCGTAGCTCTTCAATCGGACCGAGACGCCTTGTCGAGCGTTGCCCCGGGTTCCCATTGTTCTAGGAAGTCCTTTATTCATTCGTTGCCCTTCGTTGAGGTTAAAAAGAGAGAGAGCCCCCCGGGTTGACCGGGAGGCTCGTTTGATTACTGATCGATGTTGTGATCGATGAAGACGAGGCGAACATTCTTCGCTTCGTAAACTCGAGTCCAGTTCGCCGCCGTTGCCAGTTCGGCATCGGTTGGAGAATCGGCCGCGACCGAAGCGGAGTTGAACTTCACGCCCCGCGGGTGATTGATCCAACGTCGACGGTTGATGATCACGTCGTCGGAGTCCAGAGCGACGCGAGCGAACTCGACGCCTTCAGTCCCGAAGCCGCCCTGAAGAGCTTGAGCGCTCAAGTTGGCGGATCCCTTCGCGAAGGCTCCTTCTCCGAAGAGGACGGACGTGTAAACCGTGCCGTCGGTCGTGCCGGCTCGTGACGGAAGGTCGTCGTCGATGACGACCCGGCGCCCTTGGAAGGTTGCGATCGTCGCCTTGCCTTCGCTGTCCGGAATGAAGTCGATCAAGTCCTGCTTCCGAAGATCTGCTTCGACTGCGGAGTGCATCGCGATTGCCGTCAATCGTGAGCTGCGATCGCCCATCTTCTGAACGGCATCGATGAACGTGTCCCCGGTGAGACGAGTCGCCGGAAGAGTTCCCGCGATCGACTCGGACGCAATGTCGAGATAGTTCGGATCACCGCCTTCGGCATCGAATGCCGCGAGGACTCCCTGACACGATGCGACGAGGATGTCCTCATCGGTCCGCGCCCAGTACTCCCCGAGCAAGTCGCCGATTGCTGCCATCGGATCGTCTCCGGAAAGCAATTTCGCGAGCAAGTTGACGCTCCATGCCTGCGCGTCGTTCTGGATCCGGGCGATGTCTTGAGAAGCCGCGATCTTGTTCACGGTGAGAGAAGCGGAGTCGCTCAAAAGCTGCCGGGTTCCGCTGAGATCCTGCCAGAATGGCATTTTGACCGTCTGTCCGCCGCCCGATGCGAGGCCGTCGAATTCTGAATCCGCGGAGATGATCCCCGCCTGTCCGAAGGCCGCGAGCTCCGCGGTCCGTTCGATCACGTATCCCTCGAAGATCTCGGGGATCACTACGTCTGAAACTGCTGTTTTAGCCATGATTTATTCCTGTTTTTTAGTGCGTTGCTATTTCACGCCCGCGTCGGATTTGAATCTCGCCGCGAGCTTTGGGTTTTCTTTCGTCAGCTTCATTTGATTCGTGAGATTCCAAGTTCCCCCGGATTTGTCCCACGGATTTTTAACTGTCGAACCGATCGAACCGCCCCCGGCGGATCCACCGGAAGCCCCGCCTCCGGAATTTTCAGCGAACAAATGCTTCGCGGATTCCTCCGCCTGCTCTTTCATCCACTCTTCGGGAGTCAACGGATCGACCCCGGTCTTGCCAAACTTCACCGTCTTCCCATCTGCTTCGAATGCCGTCATCTTGCCTTCATGCATCCGAAAAACTCTATGACCGCGGGCGATGATGTCGGAGTCGGCGCCCTTTCGGAGACCATACTTCCGAGCCGTCGTGAGGATCGTCCCGTCGATCACTCTCGTCGCGAGTTGCTGCTTCGTCTCTCCGAGCTCTCCCGTGAGGCTCTCGACGAGCGCCTTGTGATCCTTCACAAGTCCCGCGACCCGCTGCTCGACCGCTGCTTCGAGGTCGCCCGATTTCACGAGCTTCCCGGCTTCGAGCTCCGCCCGCTTGTCTGCGAGCTCCCGGACTTCATCCGGTGTCATCTTCAAATCTTTGAAAGCCTTCAAAGCT